AGTTTCAGGTCGAGCTAATTCATAACCAATTACTCCGCCAATTAGCGCCGGAGCAACCCAACCGCAACCATAACAACCACCGTGAACATACCCACCGTGCCAACCACCCATACGATATGGTCCATGTGCTTGGGCACTAGCCGTTCCTAGTAATGCAATTAATGATAAAGCTAAAAATGTCTTTTTCATATTATACTCCTTTAAGCGTATACTAATATAACGCCTTAGGCTAATATTTAGTTGACTTACTTGGCTTCTTTTCGTGCGTTTTTAACTGCTGTAACATCGTTACGAGTTTCTTTGCACAACTTAGCCAAATCTTGACAATGCTTACGAACACGAGTACCAGCGGCACCTACTTCTTTATCATAAAACTTTTCAAAATCTGCTTCCATTGATTCGATGATTGCAGTAAATTCTGCATATTTGTTTGTAGCCATTTAATTCTCCTTTAGGCAAGTACGATTACTTAGCTTCTAGTTTAACACCAGTAAAAATAAATGTCAAATTAATTGGCAATCACATCCGAACTTCCTGAAGTCGTGTGTCCACAACTTGCTGCATCGCCGGATCGACAGACGCCAATGCCATTAGCAAAAACATTTCCGCTTCCTGCAGACATAACAGGAGACGCATGTTCGCCTTTCCCGTGACCGGTGACAGCGTCTCCGATCCTTACTACTGGTTTTTTGTCTACGAATACATTGGGAGATCCTGCAGCATCTTGGCCGCCTGCTACATCAACTCCTTGTCTTGCTATTCCTGGCATATATTAAAATGTAGTTGGTAAAGATTTTATTTTGCTTAAATAAGTTTCAAGTAAAGCTAGGGCTGAAACTTGATTTGCAGCTGAAACATTACCGGTAGTGTTTATTCCGCCTTGTTCCACATATAAGTGATACAATGATGCATATCCTAACCAATCATATGCACCGATGGTATGTATACCTGTAGTACTGGCTAAATTTGACATAGTTGTGCTATTATTTGTTATCGTAGCAATATTATTGTTAATTGCATTACTATTTGCAGCAATTGTACTGATATTTGACTGCATAGATGCCAGTATTGAAGAAATAGCAGTTAGTGCAGACGCTATTGCTGTGAGTTGTGTTCCGTAATCATAAACTACTGTGGTACCAGATAATGAAGTTGTAGGTGTTGATGTTACAACCGCCTGTGTTACACTACTGGTAATATTAGAAGATGCACTAGCTGAGCCAGCACTGTTTGTAGCTGTTACTATGCAAGTAATTGGATTGTTTACATCTAAAATTTGCAAAACATAAGTGCTATTGGTTGCACCACTTATGGCTGCACTAGACCGATACCATTGATAAGTGTAAGTAAAAGGTGTAGTACCCGTCCATGTTCCGTTAGTCACTGATAATGTTTGATTAACTGTAGTAGTTCCCGATATAGCCGGCGCTACTGTATTAACTGGAATAGTTCCGCTGGAAGTAATTGTAGAAGTATTATTACTATTTGCACTAACAGCACCTGCACTATTGGTAGCTGTGACTATACATGTTAAAGTGTTTCCTGCATCAATAGATTGTAATACATAAGTTGCGCTAGTAGCACCACTAATATTAACTCCAGATCGTTTCCATTGGTATGTGTAGGTAATAGGACTAGTACCAGTCCAAGTTCCGTTACTGACTGTTAATACTTGATTAACTGTAGTAGTTCCCGATATAGCCGGCGCTGATGTATTGGCGGGAATGTTTGTACCAGTGCTTATTGAAACTGTGTTAGATGATGCTGTTTGATTGCCATTGTTGATGCCGTTGCTTGCCGTAACTGCCGCATATATTGATGTGCCTGCATCTGCACCGGTAACGGTATAAGAATTGGTAGTTGCTCCATTTATTTCAGCAAAACTTATTGTGTTGGTTTTTCTATACCAAGCGTATGAATAAGTTATAGGAACTGTACCAGACCAAGTACCAGTACTTACTGTTAATATTTGTCCACTTGCAGGTGTACCTGTAATTGTAGGAGGTACAAGGTTTGTAGGAGGAACTGAAGCAGCTGTGACAGTAAAAGACGCATTTGCACTAACTACAGGAGATGTGCTAAGTGTTATTACAAGAGATACCGAAGTCTGTGCTGGAATATTATTTGGTATATTGATTGAAAAAGTAGACACATTAGGATTGCTAGAAGCTGTATACAAGTATCCGCTTTGGCCCACAGCTTCGGCATCCCAAGTGATCTTAACACCGGCCTGAACATTGACTGTGTTAATTGTAACAGCCAGACTACTGCCGGCCTGCGCTGAAGTAGCTAGACTAATACTGGCTGTTGCAGTTCCAACTGTATAAACAGGAGTAACTGACGCTCCAGCTGATCCCGTTTGGCCTTCTAGTCCAAGAGATCCTAAATGTAAAACAGAAATAGGTACGCTGTTATTCCAATATATAATTGGAGTACTAACAGAGCCAGCATTTCCTATAGTAATGTTATTATTAGTAAATGCTGTTATGTTTGAGAACGATGTTGAATCGATATTGATAGCATTAGGAATGTTTAATACCATTACCGTACTAGTATTATTTGCAAATGCGTGATCTGCAATGGTAACAACCGCCGGCAAATTTATATTTGATAAAGCACTGCAATTTTCAAAAGCTCCTGATCCTACAGCTATCACCGAACTGCCATCTGATATTGACTGCAACTGACTATTACCATTTAAACAATTTGCTTTAATTGTCTGTTGGCTAGTTCCTGTCAGATTAATTTGATTGTTTGAAATTGAGGAACTGCTACTACCTATAGATATGGATGTATACGATGTTCCTAATAAATTATTCCAACCAGCAAGTGTACTTCCTGTTACTAGAGTAGGAGCACTGGTAAAGGTTAAACTTAAAGTTGACATTAAACTACCTTAAAATATTTTGTATCATATTTATACTAATTTGATTCCAGTAGTTTGCTCAGTATAACGATCAGCTGCATCTTTGATAGTAGGTGCTAGCACCATTACTGTGCTACGATTAATAGTAACTTCAGCGTCTGGATCTGTAGTAAACAAAAATGGTACAAGACCAATTCCATCCTTAGTTGCTGTTAGACATAGTGGTTTACTGACCTTTACACCCAGAGCACCATCTTCGATCAACTTGGCAACAATTTCTTCGCCTGCTGTGGTTTTGATTGTAACTACCTCACCTTGTGCGATACCTTTTGAAATTAACATATTATACCTTTTCGAAATGTTTCTTGAGTTCTGTGAACCCGCCTATATAATTATCGTCTAAAAATATCTGCGGCAAAGTTCTGGCCGTTGGTACTGTTTCTAGTAGTTGTTCTTTAGTCCAATCAGTTTGAACATTACGCTCTTCATACTTGATGCCTTTCATTTCTAACAATGCTTTTGCTTGATCGCAATAAGGACATTGATTCTTACTCCATACTATTGCTTTTGACATATTTCGTCCTTTGTTTATTATAGCGTAGGTAAAGCATCGTAGTCAATGCCTTCGCCCATAACACCAATTACATAATTTGTTGATTCTGACTCTTGTAGTGCTGTTTGTTTTTTACTTGTATCAGTATGCTTAGTAAACCAAGGAATAGGTGTACTACGCGGTGCGTTGCCTTGATACTTAATGCCAATCTGTTTCAATGCATCAGCGGCAGTATAGTCCATGAAGTCCATTAAAATGTTTGCGTTGAGACCAATTACTGGACCTTTCTTAAACAAATACACTGCCCAATCTTTTTCTTCACGAATAACATCGGCATACATTGCATATACTTCTTGTTCACATTCTTCTTTTATTGCGGCAAAGCGACTATCTTCTTTAACCACTTGATTGATAATGTAAGCAGTCCAGCCTTTATGTAGCAATTCGTCTTGTAGAATCAAACTGATAATGTTGCCATTACCAATAAAGATTTTGTTCTCTACCATTGCTAGACTTGTAGCAAACGATACCATAAAGCGTAATGCTTCTAATGCGTAGCTGGCATGCAAGGCTAACCAGATTGCTTTGACCTGTTCTTTTTCTGTAACAGGAAGTCCTAGTTCTTTTGAACAGTTTAGTTCATGTAATGCATCATAATATTTGCCCACACTACTTGCCATACTAATAATTTCTTGTGTGTCGTGAATTGTGTTAAACACATCCTTAGGCACATTGTAGATGTTACGAATTATATGACTGTAGCTTTTGCTATGGATGTTGGTTTCGAAGAATGTCCAATTGTAGATGAGAGCTTCGAGCTCGGGCAGACTGACAACAGGCGTAAAGACTTGGCTTGGGCCCCGACCTTGAAGACTATCAAGTGCTGTCTGACGGAGTAAATTGCTAGTGAAAATATGTTTAATGGCATCGCTTGCTTCCTTAAAATCGTTTGCGTCTTTGCTAAGACTAATCTCTTCGGGTTGCCAGAAGAATCCTCTGGCGGTGGCTTCAAAATCTGCTATCTTACGATATTTTACTTCTTCAAATCTCTGAATAGTTACAGGTCCTGCAGGATCTAGAAACATCTTACGATTTAAATAGTCTGTCTTTGTGTGTAGGTTATATTGTTGTTTTGACATAGTTTATAATTTACAGGCGATGCAATCGTCTTCATCTTCTAATTCTTCAAAATGGAATCCATTAATTTGGACACCATCTACTTTTGTTTCTTCAATTTCTATATTCTTACTACCAGCTTTATTGATTAGGCTATAATAAAAAGTCTTTAATCCCCACATTTGAGCTTGCATCAAATTCTTAGCAATCAATGTAGTTGGTACTTTACGATCTGCAAAGTGTGCTGGATTGTAAAAAGTATTTGTACTTATACTTTGATCAACATAGGCGGCTAAAACTGCGGCTGTTTTCAAATAACCATCACAATCTTTTTGTTCCCACATAAGTTGATATTTGTGTTTAAGTTTGTGATATTCAGGAACCACCTGTGTAAATGAACCTGCTTTACTTTCTTTAGTACTGATCAAACTCATGGGTAACTCAATTCCATTAGTGCTGTTTATAACAACACTACTGCTTTCGACTGGCGCAATGGCCATTAAGGTTGCATTGCGTACTCCATACTGTTTCATATTAGTACGCAGTGTTTCCCAGTCAAGTTCAGGGGCAAAGTCTGCTAGTTCATTAGCACCTTCAGCTCGTAGTTCCCAGGGGAAGATTCCTTGGCCGTATCGTGTCTGGCTACTATGTAGGCACGCTCCGCGTTCTTTGGCTAGTTCTACTGTTGCTTCTGTTAAGTAGTATGCTTGATGTTCCATCCATGCTTTAACTTCTTGTAGCGCATCTTTATCACCGTACTTCATACCACGTTTGGCATGCCAATAGGCTAGATTAGTCACTCCAATACCTAAAGGTGATATCTCATCATTGCTTAACTTAGACTGAATACTTAAAAAATCTTGATAGTCAAGTATATTGCAAAGACTACGCTGTAAAATTCTACATGCCCTGCGCATGTCTTCCGGATTTCTAAATGCTCCCCAGTTGATAGATCCAAGGGTGCATAATGCTATGCGGCCATCCTCATCGTCAAGACGCTTAAATGATTTAGTGGGCAGTAGAATTTCGCAACATAGATTACTTTGATAGATAGTATGATATTCAGGATCAAATGGTCCTTGATTCTGTACATTATCAATAAACACTAAGTAGATGCGACCTGTATCTGTACGCTCTTTCAGTATACCGCTTTTGAATACTTCTTCAGCACTCATGGTCTTTTTACGAAGCCCTAATTGTTTTTCATATTTTACATAGAGTTCTTCAAATTTTTCTGTACTACGATAAAAGGCTTCATATAAGTCGGGTACTTCATTCGGATCAAAGAAGGTAATATTTTCTTTGTTCTTAAATCTTCTCCAAAAGAATTTGCTAAGGACAACTCCGTAGTCCATGTGTCTAACTCTTGTTTCCTCTGTGCCTTGGTTGTTCTTAAGAA